CTGAGGGTTTGGGGTGCTCGATCCCCCTCCTCAGAAAGTCCTGCTGCGTGTGAAGCAGGCGGCTCGCCGGATCTCCAGGATCCACCGCGTTGTCAACCAAGGAAGTTGGCGACCTGGCATTCGACCGTGGTAACACACTGGGCCGAGATTGTGAGTGCTTTTGAAGCAAGTGAAGGTACACTAAACTTTCAAAACCGTCCGAATGACCTTAAAAGGCATCGTAGGTTTATCCGGTTTGTGAACAGTCTCTTGAATCAAGGAGCACCCGCGCTCAAGGCCTGGTGCCACGCCATCAGAAAGACCCTCTGTACAGCCTTCCGTTCTATCGGACCAAAGCTAACCCGGACTCATTTCCATGAATCCAAGGCTAAGTTCGATCGTCGAGCGCGGAAGGGGTTCAGAGCCTCGCCTGACGCATTAATGTATGCGAGCAGGGTCGGGAGGTCGATCTTTTGGCAACGATCGAAAACCAGCGCGGCTAAGCGAGCGACTGCAGCGTCCAAGGAAGCAATCCAGAGATGGACTTCCCACCACACGCCCGATTCGGCTACCCTAGAGCGATTAGTCAACGTACTAGACGGACTAAAAACTAAAGGGTACACGCAAACGGCGGAAGGTGAAATTCCTTGGCCCACACCGAGTTCAAAAGCTACACTCGAATTACCTACGATCGCGGGAGGCTGCGCGAGCGCACTGCACATGTACAGTGTCGCCCGAGCAGTCACCGAGACGGAGGCAGAGACAGAAGCGCTAATCCGCGAAACGGACACGAACCCCCCAGTCGAAACATGGGGAGGAATCGGGTACGATAACGAGGACAGCGATTCCGACTCAGTCCCGGAAGAGATCAGAGCCCAGCTTCAAGAATTACCTAGCCACGGATGGCAAGGGTTCTATCAGCAGGACAGTGACTCCGACGAAGACTTATTCGGAAATGTAGCGTTTGGAGGAGGTAGCACCTACTACGACACGATGGGATCGTTCGGCATGGGGCGAATGGAACCAACAGGTTCCGTACTCCAATCCACGGCAATTCAGAATTCTGAACAGTCACGGTTGGAAGAACGCCTAGCTAAACTTACCCTCCGGTCGGGAGATGCAGCCTCACTCTTCACTCAGCACGGGCCAGGGAACTCCCCTCCGCCTTTAACGCCAGTCGCCATTGCCGAGATGGGAGACAAGATCCGCTTAGCGAGCACACATGGTGCCCGCGAAGTATGGATCTCACGTCGCCTAAATCAGCTGTGGCTTCCGACGCTAAAGCGCAATCGCCTAAGTCGGGACATGCTTAAGGGAAGAACCATCACGCTGTCAAGGTCAAAGGGAAAGGGGAATCCTCGAAAGGCTCTCCTATACTCCGCCGACCTGTCCGCCGCGACTGACTACATCCCCCATGAACTGGGAGTAACCCTAGCTAAGTGGCTCAACAGTAAAGTCTTTACGGACCCGGAAAACCGGGAACGATGGGACTCTGCCGTCGAACTACTGCTGGGACCCCATTCCATAGTGGAGAGTCAACAAGACTTCGGTGGCATCTTTGAACCACGCGTGCGAAGAGCTGAACCTAAATTCAGCAATACGCTCGAGTGCTACATCGACGCCCTTGAAGGCTCGAAATCGCATGAGACAAGTCGAGGATTACACATGGGCCTAGGCCCTAGCTGGGTAATCCTTTCTCTGATCAACTTGGCAGCGGCCTGGCTTGCCGCCCCTGAACATCGCAACTCTGCTGCTGTCTGTGGCGATGACCTC